CATGTCACAAGGAAGATTGGTCTCAAGCGAGTCGCAAGACATCAGTTTGGAGAGGAACCAGTGGATGGAGTGAAAGAAAAGGTGCGCAATAACATGGTGCACATTCAAGTACGACTATTCCGGGATCATCAAGAAGTGTTTAAAAGCGCAGTGCAAGGGCTTGGAGTGAAGAACCACACGATATTGACCAACGCTCACCCCTTCATGATTATGAAGTGGGATCGAGCAGAGTTGATGATCGAGCGGGTTAGCGGAGCGCAGGCATGCGCTGACTACAAGCCGTCTGAGATCATAATGGACGAAAAGAGCGATTTGGTGCTATTGAAGGCGCCCATTCAGATGGACGCATTTAAAAATGTGCTGAGTTTCTTTGTGAGCGATAAGCAGCTAAATGTTCTAACGGAAGGAGGAGCTACGCTGATTGGAACTCGCACGGATAATGAAGTATATTTCGCTCGACGAGATACGCACCAAGTGGAGACTGAAACAGGAGAGAAATTTGCTTACGTCAATTGTTATGAGTACGCTATCAAATCTATGATTGGTATGTGCGGAAGACCCTTAATGGGAAAGCATAACGACGGATTCAACAGGACTATCATGGGAATTCACCACGCTGGAACGGGTACCGAAGGTTTCGCAGCCCCGGTTACTCAAGAAGGACTTAATGAGATGATGGACAAGTTTCCAAACTCTGTATTCAACATGGAATGTATAACGGAGGAGGATTACAAGGAAGTTATCGATGAAAACGCCGTAGCAGGACAGTATGTGAAAACGAGTGGAAACGTCGAATTTGTGGGGATTGCAAAGAAAGAATTCGCACAAGGACCAGCAATGAAGACGGAAGTCTCGACAAGCTACGTGCATGGACTGATGGGAGACATAGTGACGGCGCCTTGTGTGACGTCATTGAGAGACCCAAGGGTGGACCCTGAGGTGAAAGCCAAAGGGATAACCCCTTATGACGCAGGTTTCAAGAAGTTTAGCGAGCCCACTAAGGCCTTGCCGGCGCAAGCATGTGTAATGGCCACGGCATTGTTGATAACCATCCTGAGCACATTAAAACCGTGCATCGGAATAGGAAAGAGATTATTGACTTGGGACGAACAGATTAATGGAACCGAAGGAGGAGAAGTGAACAGCTTAGATTTCGATACCTCACCAGGGCTATGGAAGAGATTCAAGCCAGCTGGAGCGAAAGGGAAACGATGGATGTTTGATATCGAACTGAAGCCAAATCAACGCAGGTACGCGACATTACGTCAAAGTTTTGTTGTGAAAGGAGTGGACGTGATAAAAATGTTCAGAGAGAGCTACGAAGAGATGGAACGGAAAGTGAGATCAGGCAAGGAGATTATGTTGACCTTATACTCTAACTTGAAGGACGAGAGACGAAAGTTGAAGCACATCAAGAACGCCAAGACCCGAACCTTTGACGTGAGCCCGCTAGAGTACAACATGCTTTTGCGTAAGTATTTCGGCGCATTCAATGCAGCAATGCAGGAAAAGTGCGTCTCGATGCCCGTAGGAGTAGGATTGAACCTTACAGGAGCGGATGCCGCAGGATTATACAATAGAATTGGACGATTCGAAGGCAAAGTGATCGCCGGAGATTTTGAAACGTGGGACG